AATGCGTCAATCCCTCGCAAGTGAACACGCCAGGCGATCCGTCGCGGGTTGCACGGTAGATGTTGCGGTATGACGCGATAACGCATTTTTCACAAAGCAATTCGCCCGACGACATAACAGCCGCCCAACGGTATCCGGCGTGAGTCTTGTAACGGGCAAAATTTCGCAGTGCTTGTATCGTTTTCATGGTTGTCTCCGGCGTGTGGGATTAGGCGGCTTCAATCATGTCGAGCGTGACAGTTTGCAGGGGCGCAAAGCGACCAGTCCACCAACCGTGAGGCGTGATGGTAACGCGGCCTTTTTCGGCATTGTCGTGGGTAATGTAAAGGGTATCGGCAGACTCGCCTTTGTCGCGCCATTCGGGGCGGATGCGGACAACGGTTCCTTTTTGCATCGTCGTTTACTCCTCAAGTGAATGACCTAACAATGACATGGTAAAGCATTGTTTTATGCTTGTCAATACAAAAGATTCCGTTATGGAATGAATTGGCGTTAGACCATATAGGTAAGAGTATAGGTCGCGGATAGGTAATGGCACAACGGCGTGAAAAGGGCTTAAAAACTAGGGGCTGCTAAACATCATAGGTCATTTAGATAATGGCAAAAAAATATCGTGATAATTCTTGTCCCGTAAGGGAATGGTTTATGGCTTGTGCGCCCCACGCCCCGCCGTGGAGCGGCAGCGACAAAAACCGCATGGTCTAAATGGCCTATTTGACCTATACCCCGTGCCGTTGGTCTATGCCGGATCGCCAAAAGCTCATGGCATAGGTCATCTAGGCTATGCCGTCAATGGCGGTCCTCAACCTTCCATCTTGCATGACCTAAATGACCTATGTCCATCAGTCGCTCGCGTTAGCCATACCTAAATGGCCCATGATGTTGCCATGCAACATGTTGCTACCAGGCAACAGCGTTAGGCTATAACATATCTTGTTGCGCCCCAGCCACAAACTGGCGGCTGTCGCGTCCAGGCTACAGGCTGTTGCCTTTCTGCAACAGGCCGGGGGGTAGGGCCTGAGGGGTACCCGGTCACTGTGACGGGAGGGGCCGTAAGCAAAATTTTTTTAGCCCCAAGTCACAAGCCATTTCCTTACGGCCTTGCGTTCCTGGCGTTGTGGGTGTAGGTTCCGTGTGCGGAGTCTGTTGCGTGGTGCGCACGCAGGCGATCAAGCGGGTCACGGGGTGATGCCCTCCCTCCCATCATTCGGTGGCGGGCGTCCGACTTGGCACACAGGCCCCACGGTAGTTGGGGATCGCCGCCGACCGGCAGGATGAGCCTGCACCCGCGATTTGGAGGTTTGGATGTTCAAGTCGTTGCCGTATGAGCCGAGGCAGCTGAAAGCCACAGAGGCGCGGTTGCAGGCCATTTACGATGCGGCGTTGGTTGGTTTGAAGGGTGATGCGTTGGCGTATGCTGCGGGCATGTTGCCTGTGGAGTACCGGCGCTTGTGTCAGATGGACCCGGTTGCGGCGTTAGCCGAGGGCAAGGGGCGTGCGGATGGGGAGTTGGAGTCCGCGCAGCTACTGCGTAAGGCGGCGCAGAATGGTGATGCCAAGGCGGCGTTGGCCATCCTGCAACATGCTCATGGGTGGGTGGCCAAGCAGCAGGTCCAGGTGGATGTGCAGCAGCAGATCAGCATCACGGCTGCGCTGCGGGAGGCGCAGTCTCGCGTCATCGAGGGCCGCGTGGTGTCGGACGAACGGGCTGCACTAGGCCACACGCCCGCCAGCACGCAGCCGTTAATCTTGGAGGCACATGCAGACGCCAATCTACACGGCTGAGGGGGAAGAGGAACTGATGTCGCGGCTGTGGTCGCCCGCCATCAAGGACGACCCGGAAGCCTTCGTGCTGTTCGCTTTTCCGTGGGGGCAGAAGGACACGCCGCTTGCGAACTTCAAGGGGCCGCGACGGTGGCAGCGCAAGGTGCTGCGGGAGATACGCGACCACATCGCCCGCAACAGGGATGCCACCAGCTACGAGGTCTTGCGCATGGCCACGGCCTCGGGTCGCGGTATCGGCAAGTCGGCGCTGGTCAGTTGGCTCATCTTGTGGATGCTGACGACGCGGATAGGCTCCACGACCATCGTATCGGCCAACAGCGAGTCGCAGTTGCGGTCGATCACTTGGGCAGAAGTCACCAAGTGGCTTGCGCTCATCATCAACAGCCACTGGTTTGAGGTATCGGCCACCCGGGTGATGCCCGCCAAGTGGATATCCGAGCTTGTCGAGCGCGATTTGAAGAAGGGCACGCGCTACTGGAGCGTTGAGGGACGGCTCTGGAGCGAGGAAAACCCGGATGCCTACGCCGGTGTGCACAATTTCGACGGTGTTTTGGTCATTTTCGACGAAGCAAGCGGTATTCCTGACTCGATTTGGGCGGTGACGGCGGGATTTTTCACCGAAAACACGCCCAATCGCTTCTGGATGGCGTTTTCCAACCCACGACGCAACGAGGGCTACTTCTATGAGTGTTTCAACGCGAAAAGGGACTTCTGGCGCACGCAAAACATCGACGCGCGCACCGTCGAGGACACGGACAAAGCCGTCTACGAGCAAATCGTCGCGGAATACGGACCCGACAGCCCCCAGGCCCGAGTGGAAGTCTATGGAGAGTTCCCCTCCGACAGCGACGATCAGTTCATCAGCCCTCGGCTGGTGGACGAGGCTGCTGGACGGTCTGCGTACAAGGATACGGACTCTCCGGTCGTACTGGGTGTAGACCCGGCGCGCACCGGATCGGACGCTACGGTCCTCGCGGTACGCCGCGGGCGCGACCTGGTGGCCCTGCACCGCTACCGCGGTGAGGACACGATGGAAACGGTCGGGCGGGTCATCGACGCGATTGAGCAGTACCAACCGGCGCTGACGGTCATAGACGAGGGCGGCTTGGGCTACGGCATCCTTGACAGGCTCAAGGAGCAGCGGTACAAGGTTCGTGGCGTCAACTTCGGGTGGAAGTCGCGCAACCCCGCCGCTTGGCAGAACAAGCGTTCCGAAATGTGGGCGGACATGAGAGAATGGCTGCGTGTGGCGCATGTGCCACAGGACCGGATGCTCAAGGCCGACCTTGTGGGGCCGCACCAGAAGTTCAACTCCGCGGGAGCGATTCTGTTGGAAAGCAAGAAGGACATGAAAGCGCGTGGGCTGGCATCGCCGGATTCGGCTGATGCGCTGGCCGTCACGTTCGCCTACAAGGTCGCGGGGCGGGAGTACCGGCCCAAGGACCGCCGGGTGACGGTGCGCGAGGGTGCGTCCGGCCTCTCGGCTAGTTGGATGGGTGCCTGATGGCGCGCGATCCGGTCGGTATGCGGGCGGCGGCGCGGGCGGGCAACCCCCCGTCCAAGGGGCGCAAGGAAGAGGACGTGCTGGCGACCGCTCGGTCGCGCATGACTATGGCCATCTCGGCCTACTCGGACAGCCGCGAGGACGAGCTGGACGACCTGCGCTTCATGGCAGGCTCGCCGGACAACCAGTGGCAGTGGCCGCAGGATGTGCTGGCGACTCGCGGCTCGGTGCAGGGGCAGACGGTCAACGCTCGGCCCTGCCTGACCATCAACAAGCTGCCGCAGCATGTGCGGCAGGTGACCAACGAGCAGCGGCAGAACCGCCCTGCGGGCAAGGTCATCCCGGTTGACGACAAGGCCGATGTGGACGTGGCTGAGGTCTTTGACGGCATCATCCGGCACATCGAATACATCTCCGACGCCGACGTGGCGTATGACACCGCCTGTGAGAACCAGGTGGTGTACGGCGAGGGGTATGTCCGCATCCTGACGAAGTATTGCGACGAGAACACCTTCGATCAGGACATCATCATCGGTCGGGTGCGCAATTCCTTCAGCGTGTACATGGACCCCAACATCCAAGACCCCACGGGTATGGATGCGGAGTGGTGCTTCATCACGCAGGACATGACGAAGGAGGAGTTTGAGCGCGAGTTCCCGAACGCCGAGCCGATTTCGTCGTTGATGATCCGCGGCGTGGGCGATACGGCCTTGAGCCAGTGGGTCGGCAAGGATACGGTGCGCGTGGCGGAGTATTTCTACAAGGAATACAGCAACGAGACGCTGAACCTGTACCCCGGCAACCAGACGGCTTTTGCCGGTACGCCGGACGCCGAGCAGATGGACTCTTTGGGGGTTCCGGTTGTCCGCACGCGGCAGGTAAGTGTTTGCCGTATCAAGTGGGTCAAGACCAACGGCTACGAGATTCTGGAAGAGCAGGAGTGGCCGGGTAAGTGGATTCCGGTCGTCCGGGCCATCGGCAACGAGTTTGAGGTCGATGGGCGGCTCTATGTTTCGGGCCTGGTGCGCAACGCGAAGGACGCGCAGCGCATGTACAACTACTGGGTGTCGCAGGAAGCCGAGATGCTGGCTCTCGCCCCCAAGGCTCCGTTCATCGGCTACGGCGGTCAGTTTGAGGGCTACGAGCAGCAGTGGAAGACCGCCAACACGACCAACTGGCCGTATCTGGAGGTCAACCCGGATGTGACGGACGGGCAGGGTGCGGCGTTGCCGCTCCCGGCGCGCGCGCAGCCGCCGATGGCTTCCAGCGGTCTGTTGCAGGCCAAGTTGGGCGCTGCGGATGACATCAAGAGCGCCACGGGGCAGTACGACTCTAGCCTCGGCGCTACCTCCAACGAGAGGTCAGGAAAAGCGATTCTGGCGCGTGAGAAGCAGGGCGACACCGGCACGTTCCACTATATCGACAACATCGGTAGACTCGTCCGAGCTGTCACGCGCCAGATCGTTGATTTGATCCCCAAGGTGTACGACACGCAGCGTATCGCGCGCATCGTCGGCATCGACGGGGAGGTCGGGACGGTCAAGATTGACCCGACGCAGCAGGAGCCGGTGCGCAAGGTCATGGATGAGCGCGGCGTGGTGCTAGAGAAAATCTACAACCCGTCTGTCGGCAAGTACGATGTCCGCGTGACGACTGGCCCGTCGTACATGACGAAGCGCCAGGAGGCGATGGAGGCGATGAGTCAGATTCTCACCGCGAACCCTGACCTGTGGCAGATTGCGGGCGACCTCTTCGTGCGCAACATGGACTGGCCGGGGGCGCAGGAGATTGCCAAGCGTCTTGGCAAGATGATTGACCCGAAGCTGCTGACCGACGAGGACGACCCGGCGCTACAGGCTGCGAACATGCAGATGCAGGCGATGGCGCAGGAACTGGACCAGATGCACTCCATGTTGCAGAGGGTCAGCCAGTCGATGGAAGCGCGTGAGCTGGACATCAAGGAGGCGCAGGCGCGTATCCAAGCGTTTGACGCCGAAACCAAGCGCATCAGCGCGATGCAGCCTGCGCTTTCCGAGGAACAGATACAGGACATCGTGATGGGTACGATGCGCGGCATGATGACTTCCGGTGATATCATTGCGCCGATGGAAGGCAGCGAAATGCCGCCGATGGAAGGTATGCCGCCGGAGGGCATGGTATGAAAGCCAACGAGTTCGTAGGCCATCTGTTCCTTGCCCGTAACGTCGCTCATTCGGTGCATCTGAACACCCGTAGTTACGCCAAGCACAAGGCGCTTGGCGATTTCTACGATGGCGTCATTGACCTTGCCGACACGTTTGCCGAAGCCTATCAGGGTCGGCATGGGCTGATGGGCGCCATCCCGGTGCCTGCGGTTCGCAAGACGAGCAACGTCGTGGAGTTCTTGCAGGAATCGCTTGCCGACATTGAAAAGTCGCGTTACGAGGTCTGCGAGAAGGACGATTCACCCATTCAGAACATCATTGACGAAATCGTCGGGCTGTACCTGTCCACCCTATACAAGTTGAGGTTTTTGGCATGAAGCAACCCGCGATGGAGTGGCGACCGACGCTTGATGGCGGTACTTGGCTGCTTCGCACCGAGACTCCGCTCCCGGCGTGGGCAGCGAAGCGGTGTGCAGACTTCATGCTCAAGGTTCAGGCGGGGCGGCGGCTTGGCCTGATGCCGGGTGACACGCGGGATGACCTTGATGCGAGCGTGAAGGCTTTGCACGAAGGCAAGGTCAAACAATGGGCGGCGGGGCCGCAGATGGACGGATCGGGCGAGATAGAAGTGTTCCGCGCTACGCAAGGCACGGGCAAAATCATCACTTTAGGAGCATAAGACATGGCAGCGACTTGGAGAGCAACGGGCGGCGCAATTGCTTACGCATCAAGCAAGGATATGCTTGATGTGTTCAACGCAACCGGCACGGCTCGGGTCATCCGGGCCTACCGGATGTATTGGTTCAACAACGGCACCGCTGCGGTAACTGGTGTCATCACGACTGGGCAGGTTCGTCGAATCACCGCAGCGTCTGCTGGTACTGCGGTCACCCCGGTCAAGCACGACACCAACTCGTCGGCACTTGACGCGAACACGACCTGCGGCACAAACCGCACGGTGACGGGTACGGACATTTTCCGCCGCTTTTTGTTCGTGAACGAGGAGCCTGTCGTGGCGGGTACGACGCAAGCCAACTGGCTCACGCTGGTGCCGTTCGCCGAGATCTGGAACGCCGGCTACGGCGACACCAATGTCGAGCCTGTGACTTGCCGCGCATCGGAAGGCGTCCAGTTGTTCCACAGCGGCACCTCGGCGGTTGGCACGGCTGACCTCGAAATCGAGTTCACCGACGCGGCGAGTTGACCTGTGGCGACACTCCGGCACATCACCTGCGGCCATGAGTGGCAGGTGTCGCAGGAGTTGGCCGACCGCGTTGAGCAGGATCTCAACGGCGGCGTCGGCGGGGTGTCGCCGCCACTTACTTGTCCCGGTTGCGGGCGTGGTGATAGATACTCACGCTTTGAGGTGGTAGGGGGGGCTGGTCCAGATGCCTGAAACGCTGTACCTCAAAATGGATGCCGTCGATGTCCGTCCGTTGGAAGATGGGCTGCTTGGCATCTTCAACAACGAAACTGCGGATGATCGGCGGTATTTCGAGTTGATTTCCCTGCGCGTGTCCCCGTCTGCGCCGCTGTCGAACAACGCGGCAGGTGTCGGACGCTCCGGCTCGCTGTCCATCTGTCGAATCACCGCGCTGTCGGGCGGCGATCAGGTCACTCCGATTCTGCTTGACACCGCTGACTCTGCCCTGCCCTCGCAAGTTCTGGTACGGAGCAACCCCGACGCCGCGACGGCAACCGATGTGTTCCGCCGCATCGCGGATGCCCCGGCATATTCAAGCACGATTGCCAACACGCAGTTCAGCAGCCGAACTTATGGCGGCTCGATGCTCACGCACCAGAAGTCGCACTTCGCGGACATCTGGCGCGGCGGCGAAAGCGCGGATGTCGAGCCGATCATCCTGCGCGAAGGGCAGGGCCTCGCCATCTTCCAGGACGAGTTCGGCACGCAGCACTCCA